AGCAGTCCTATATTTGGGCTGCCTATTGGATTTTTACGCTATCTTTTCTTATTGAGATTTTGCGTATGTATAATAATCCTATTACATTTACTTTTGTTTGTATTTTATTTTATATATTTTTCTGTACATTTGTTAATATTGTAAAAAGCGCTCGTAATAGAGCGTATGATGAAATTTTAAAGAGTCGACCAGACTTTACCGCCTTTACACGTTATGTTTATGACTTGCGTGTACTTGCTGCGGGAGTTGTGTGTGTTGCCGCTTATGGCATCCACAAATTCTACAATTTGTATAAATCGTTCGGTGTTACTACCGAGTCTGCTCTCAATCCAGTTACTCCTGATGAAGTTCAGGAACGCTTGGAAACCGAGAATCCTTGGGCTGACCTCGTTGTTGAGGAATTGCCCGTCACTACCAAAAGTAAGACCACCACATTTGAAAGATGTGTTGGCCCTATCTCCAGGAATCTATGTTATATGTCCTGGATCATCGATGGAAAGCGTTCTTTTGTGACGCTTTTTTCTTGAAGTCCAATTTTATGTTGCTTCCGCATCATATGTTGCCTTCCGATCCTGACGTTTGTGTCAGCTTCGTTCGTAGTGAAATTGGCTCTGTGAACTCAACCTTCAAGAGCTATTGTAATTTTAAACATGCTGTCCGTATTGGAACCAGCGATCTTGCTGTAGTACAAGTTCAAAGCGGACCTCCATTTGCATCTATGATTGATTATTTGCCTGAAGGCAAGGATGCATTGGAACACGTTGTGATGGAAATGCATCGCAACGATATTGGAGAAATCCAGTTTGACTCTTATAGAGCTAAACACCAAATGACTACTAATAATGCCGAAGGTCGTGGTTTACCACAATTTATCGGCTCTGCCCATACTGTGGGTAAAACCACTTTTGATGGACGTTGTATGTCAGTTTTGGTTGCTAAGGCAAAGTTTCCGTATATTCATGGATTCCACCTTGGCGGTAATAATGCTAATTTTGCAGTTAGCGGAGCCTTGTTTCGACAAGAAGCTCTTGATGCTATTAAGGCTATGGAATTTGTTTTGCCTGAAGCATCTGCTGGTACCTTTCCCACTGAAATAAATGGGATTACTATTTTGACATCGAAGGAAGTTCATCCTAGATGTGCTACTCGTTTTCTCCCTAAGGGGAAAGACAATACTGTAGCTGTCTATGGATCCACTCTTGGCGCTTCTACGCCAAGATCTGATGTCGTACCTACTATAATTAGCGGCGCTGTTGCCGCTGTTACTGGGTACGAGAATAAGTGGGGTAGACCCCCCTTTAATTCTCGCCGCGATCACCAAATCGCGTTAGAAACCGCAGCTAATAACTGCGTTGGTTTTCCTCCATCCGCTCTTGAGTGGGCTATTGATGATTATATCAATCCACTTATTGCTCGTTTTAAGGAGCTAGATATGGACATTCGTCCGTTGACGGAAATGGAAACTATTAACGGTATCCCAGGACGTCGTTTTATTGACAAAATTGTCAGAAACACGTCCATTGGATTTCCGCGTTCGGGTCAAAAGAGCAAGTTCTTAATTAAACTTGACCCAACGGAAACATGGAATGATCCAGTGAAACTCGATGAAGAATCTTATGTTGAAATCGAGCGTATGCTGGAATGCTACCGTCGCGGTGAGCGTGCTTATTCCCCAGCGAAAACTTCGCTTAAGGATGAACCCACTAAACTCACCAAGAAGAAGTGTCGTATCTTTTACGTCACTAATGTAGCATTGCAATATTTAGTTCGCAAATACTTTTTAGCGATCTGTGCTGCATATTCTACTGTACCCCTTCTGTCTAATTGTGCTGTTGGAATTAACAGACAAGGACCGGAATGGGAAGAACTTATTAATTATATTAAAGAGCATGGCGATGACCGTATTTTCGCCGGCGATTATTCTAAGTTTGATCTTCATATGCCATGTCAAATGGTGAGGTCTGCTTTTGAATGCCACATTCGTGTGGCAAAAGCCTTCGGTTACTCCGAAGATGACATCCTTATTATGAAAGGGTTGGCTGCTGATTTGTCCAACCCCATCATTGCTTGGAATGGAACCTTATTGGAATTAGGTTCATTGCATATGTCTGGCAACAATCTCACCGTGTATAACGGAAGTATTGCCAACAATTTGTATTTGCGCTGCCATTATTTTGAGCAAGGCAATTCAAGCACTCCTTATCGTGATAACGTTAATATTGTAACGTATGGAGATGATGTCATTGGGTCTGTCTCACCCAGATTGAATAATTACAATCATATTACTTTTAGAGACTATTTGGCTACACATGGAATGACTTTTACCATGCCGGACAAGGAGTCCGAAGCCACTAAATTTATGCATATCGATAGCACTGACTTTTTGAAGTGTGTTAATCGATTTGACCCTGATTTGGGTCATAATGTTGCACAACTCTCAGAAGACTCTATTTTTAAGAGTCTTCACTCTGTTCTTGCTTCTAAGGTTTTATCACCTGAAGAAGCCGCCGCCTTTAACATTGACGGTGCTATGCGTGAATGGTTTTTTCACGGTAGAGAGAAGTTTAATCTGCGTCAGAAGCAGATGAAGGAGGTAGTAGAGATGTGCGGTCTTAGTGACCATGTCAAAGATTTTGACAGGTCTTTCGATGCTCGAGTAGCTGACTGGAAGGATAAATACTTTCCTGAAGTGAAGCCTGAGAGTGGTTCTGATGAAGATGAAACCTATCTCTATGAGCACGCTAAGAAATTAATTCCCTATAAATGTTTGGCTGTTAATCAGCCTCTTGGATTGCACTGTATTGGAGAAAGCGATCTATTATTTGAAGGAATGCACGGTAAACAAGGTTTCGTCATTATTGTCGAGGTCAAAACTTCCCGTTGCACTTCTGTCTTACAGAAGGGGCGTAGACAATTGAAGCGACAATGTGCTGCTTTCAATATGTTGAACCCCAAATTCAAATACCTTGGAGTTTTGTGCTCCTTAAAGGGATTTGAGGTAGTATTTTCTACCGATTATGAGTTTTTCGATAAACTCCCTCTACCTTGGAATGAAGAATATTCAGAAAAGGTTGAGATATGACCAGGTCATGTCGTTAAAATGGACCCGCCCCGTACCCAATGTGGCGATAATGTACAAATGGGACTTGTGTATTGGTTACCTGTTATATTATACTGTGTACATACTTTGTAAATACTTGCTTGCACATTTAGGACTATGTAGAGGGTGGTCCGCCCTCATTAAATGTACTTAAAGCGATCGATTGATGCCCCGATTGACTGGATTAAATAAATTGCATTACTGATAATAAAAATACTTATACTAATTCTATGTCATCTCAAGTTGATGACAATTACGCTTATTCGCGTGTTCCGTCCGAACGCTCTGACCCTGTCGTCTCGTTTTCTAACGCCGACAGCGCATGGCGCACGGACATCATCTCTGACAGAGATGAAACTTTTAATGTTGGGTACCGTGAGGATGCCGACCTAGGAGCATTTCTAGCTCGACCAGTTAAAATCGCAGAGATTAAATGGTCAGTAGGTCAGGCTTTGGTACAGAGTTTTAACCCTTGGGAACTGTTTCTACAGAACCCTAATGTTCTCAGACGTATCGAGAACTTTTTCTTGTTACGAGGCGATCTCGAACTTGAATTTATGATCAATGGTAACGGATTTTACTATGGGCGTGCCCTGGTATCCTATTCTCCATTGAAGAAGTTTCGATTATTTGATTTAAGTCCTGCCACGAATGAACTTTTTCGTATGCAGGCATCTCAACGACCACATTTGTTTTTGGATCCGACAACCTCTACGGGAGGTGAAATGTCGATCCCATACTTTTGGTCGAAGAATTGGATTAATCTGACCCAAGCAGATTATAAACAACTTGGGGAGATCAGTATTATCGATCTCGCTTCACTTAACCAAGCTAACTCTGGCTCTGGTGCTGTGAACATCGTGGTATTTGCATCTATGAAGAATGTGATGCTCACCATGCCCACTGTTAACCCAGTGGATTCCGTCTCACCACAAAGTGGTGTTGACGATGTGTCTGATATTGAAACTGTGAGGCCTAAGAAATTCAAAAGCACCGCTGAACGCGAAGCCTGGATTATCGAAGAAGCCGTCAGACGAACAGAAGAAACCGAACGCCGTTCACGCGTTTGTAAAGACCCTATTGCAATTATTGCTGCGGGGTTGGCTTGTCTCAGTGCTGCGGGCTTTGCCCGGGAAATTAATGCGCTCCGTGCTCGTGCTCGAGAATTGGAGAAGAGCTTTCAGGATACTGAAAAGCTTACTGATGACATTACCTCTCTTGCTGTGCAAGGCGATCTTCAGGATGTGGAGTTTGGTGAGATCAAACCCGAATCCGGAAAAGGAAAAAGCACTAAAAAGAGTGGGACTAACACTACAGGATCTAGTAAATCTAGTGATGAATATGGTGATGGAATTATTTCCAAACCTGCATCCATCCTTGCAAAGGCTGCTGGCGCAATTACGAATGTGCCGGTCATCGGAAAGTATGCCCTGGCGAGCAAATATGCTCTCGAGGGAGTCTCAAATATCGCAAGAATATTTGGATACTCTAGACCACCTATTATAAATAATATTATGCCTGTGAAGCATGTGCCTGCCGGTTATATGGCGTACACTGATATGGATGAAGCTGTGGCTAAGTTGTCTTTGGACACGAAGCAAGAGCTATCCATTGATCCTAGTACAGTAGGAATTGCTGGAACTGATCAAATGAGTTTTGCACATGTTCTCCGAAAGGAGTCTTATTTCACACAATTTGGCTGGCGCGAAGGTGCCACCCCTGAAACCGTGCTGTTTTCAGCAAATATTACACCTCACTATTTTAGTGAGGCTGGTTTATGGGGAGGCGATCCAGCTGCGCAAGCCGTGATGACACCTATGACACATGTCAGCCAATTGTTTCAACATTGGCGAGGGTCTATCACATTTCGTTTTCAAATCGTTGCGTCCAATTTTCATAAAGGACGTATTCGTGTCACTTGGGACCCGTATTCTACGGGCTTGTTTAACAACTCTGAATATAATGTTGCTTACAACCGAGTGATTGACTTGGCAGAAAATCGTGATTTTGAAATTACTGTCAATTGGGGTCAAGCAGAGGCTTGGCGCCGTATTAGAGGTATCTCAGGTTTGCAAACTACTGATGTATATCGGTCGAATTCTACCCTGGTACCAATTGCTGAATGCACAAATGGAATGTTGCAGATCAGCGTTGTGAATAAACTCACAACACCTAATGATACTATTCCTGCTGACGTAGATGTTCTATGCTACGTTCGTGCAGGTGATGATTTTGAGTTGGCTAATCCTTCGGATGGTGCCATTAATACTCTATCTTTTAATCCACCTCCTGGATCACGGAGATTGGAAGAAATTAAGCCTGAGTCCGGTGAAGTAAATTGCGCCGAGGAAACAGACACAGGTATGTCGGATGAACAGGATAACTCGCCAGAAGTGTCGAGCCCTATTAATCCGGTTGGTGGTGAGATGATTTCTCCCACGGATAACACCCTTTACGTTTTTATGGGTGAGAAAGTTGCCTCACTGAGGCAGTTGATGAAGCGATATTGCTGGCATGACGCCCTACAATTTGGGCTGACAAATAGCAATTTATCGTATACGAAACAATTCATCATTAACTTTCCGGTTCAACGAGGATACTCGCCTAGTGCGAGAACATCCGTTAATGGTCAGGGATTTAATTTTACCCATATGACTTATATGAACTACATTGTCCCTTGCTACGCTGCTTGGCGTGGAGGGATCCGCCGTAAATATCAATTTATCGGCCTTAATGATCGCGCCACTTATGGCGTAGCCCGAGATTCAAATTCTATTGTTGGATCCGGACAGACCAAAATCGCAAGAGATTTGACAGGTCTCACAGATAGTGAGCTTGCCTATGATTTTGGTGTATTTGGTGAGAATGCTCGTGGAGGAGCATACACCACAGATGGTGTTGTCAACCCCAATATTGAGTGCGAGTTCCCGTTCTATTCGGAATATCGTTTCGCGCATACTCATATTGACAATAGCGTAGCTACTTTGACACGCTACCCTGAAGGCCAGCATCATGCTGTGGAAGCCTTACAACAGGGATTGTCTGGAGTTCAATCCAGCTTATGCAGAACATCTGTCGCCATTGGCGAAGATTTCAGCTGTTTTTGGTACTTAAATGTACCTGTCGTTTATTCATACGACGCCCCGCCAATTTAGGCGAAGCAAAATGATTAAAATACCTTAGGGCGGCCCTAAGGTGTCCAGTACTAATGGACGGTGTTTCGACACCTCGACGTATCTTTCGAGATGACTTGGTTTTTTACCCAGTGGAGTTGTGGTGTGTGTAACACCCCATCTTCTCCTGGTAAATTTTTTACAGGTCGCATCTTTAAAATGCGTCGGACCCCACACTTGTGGGTAGGCC